ATTTACCGTGGCCGTCTGAATCTGACCGTTCACATTGGCCAGTACTGAGATGATAACATCCTCCTTCTTTGAGTTGTGAGGACGCTTTCCTGTCTTTCGTACAACACCTGTAACGGCCTGCTCCAGCAGTGAGCCTTTGATGTGGTGAAATACGTCGGTCTTGATGTCGATGTCTGACTTCATAGCTTCCACGTGTTGATTACCTTGATAGCCTCGTCTTTGGCGCGGTTGAGCCGCTGTTCTACGACTGACTGCGCCCAGATACGTGTCGATTCCAATACATCCTTGCCTTTGACGGCCTCCACATAGGCTGCGTAGTCCATTGCTGCCACAACAACCAGCGCGAATACATTAGAGTATTCCTGTGCCAGCTCATTGACCATCCGCATACCCTCGCTGCGCCCTTTTCCTCCATCCAGGACCGTGGCAAACGAAGATTGCATATACTTCACGCCATAGTCGTAGACGGAATATCCTACGGAACTGCGGAGGTTTCCAGTGTGGTCTATCCAACTCTCCTGTGCGCTACGGTCTCGGATTCTTACGATACTTTCCTCGCCAAGTTTCGTTAGTGCTCTGAGCATGTAGTCCTTAATCAGCCGTGCAGCCTTCTTCAAGAACTCATCTATATCCCTTGTGGAAGTTTGACACTTGATGCCCATTACGCCTGTATGATATACTTAGTCTGGTGCCTCGCGATTCCTTTCACAGTCAGAACGAACTTGTCTCCGTGTGGAGTGGTAAGCCTTATCTTCTGTCCGTGATGGAAGTCCGTGCAGCGCGGATTGTGGATATGGATTGAAAAGGAAAACGTGTCGGTGTGCCCGTCGGGTAGTGTTATCGAAGTAGGCCCTGTCATCGGCTGTGCATTCACGCGGCCATATGACAGCCACTCTTCTTCACCGGGTTGATAGTCCCCGTTGTCATCGTAATAGCCTTCCGATGTCTCTTGTGCATACTCCAGCCAGTAGGCCTCGAAATTAAGTACTCCCATCAGCAGTTGATAAACACCTTTGGGTCGAGTGGATCGTCCTTCTCCTCCTCCCCAATTTCACCATACAACTTGTTAGCCCTTTTCAGAATCGACTTTCTCTGAGCATCGGTGAGCGCACCCACCGACATTCCTGCCTCGGAGAATGTGATTGCCTGTAATAGAGAGTAAAGACAGTCAGCCAGTGCTCCCTTGTACTCTTTGGATGCAGTAACATCTTTCGTGAAGTCTGTATCGCCGTCCAAATCGCGAGTAATGATGATATTTTCTACCTTACCTACCGGAATCGGATAGAGTGTTTCGTCAAGGAGAGACTGAATGACTGTCTTTTTCATATGTTCTTATCTATGGTTAAGATACAATAGCGTTCTGAACTGCCACCTTCAGCTTCTCGGTGTCCTCATCGTTCAGCTTGTTCACAGCCTTGATGATCTGAGCGTCACTGGCATTGGCCTTCAGTCCAGCACCCAGCTTGTTGGCCTCCGTGATGAAGGTAGCCTTGGTGTACTTGTTACCCCATACGGTAATAGTTACATCAGTCGTGTCGGCTGCCTCTGCCTCAGCATCGACAACCTGCGCCTTCGTAACATCAAGCTGATATACCTGGTCGGCATTCTCGATGACAGGCAGCGAGTAGGCCTGTCCAGTCGTAGCCTCAAGCAGCGGGTCTGTCTTGGAGAACTTGGCAATAAGCTTGTAAGTATCGAGCGTTGTGTACTGAACGCCTGGAACGGGATTAGTCTGCTCAGCCAAACGACCATAAACCAATGCGCCAATCATCGTATTGCAGACACCGATGACCATGTTAGCGTTCCATGCCTTAACGCTGGTACGTACGCCGTTCTTCTCACGGATAACCGAGCGGTCAACCACACGTATAGTGGCACCTGACTCCTCAGTAAAGGCCTCATTGAAGCGGTTTGCCGTGGGTGCAGAAAGGTTGCTGACGCTCGTGTAAACCTGTCCGTTGTAATTGGCAACAAGTACCTTCGCGCTGTCGGTCTTACGCAGTTTATCATAAGTGGACTTGGCCATCCAATACTCAATGATGGTGTCACCATGCTCGTCAGCCTTCTCCTTCATATACAACAGGTCGTCAACAGTCAGACCGGCATCAGCATCCTGAATACCGAACTTGTTGCGCTCAAGGTAATTGAAGTTGATGCGGAGCAAAGCATCGGGGTTGTCCTCATCCTTCACAGCTACATAGCCGTTAGACAGGCCGAAGAGGAAAGCATACTCATTCTGCTCGTCAATACCCGTAGCACAGAAAATCGGGTCCTGAGCAAGCCGGCGACGAATCTCCTGAGTCATGCCACCCTGGGCATCCATAGCATTCAGCTGATTGATGTCGCTCTCCTTGAGGAAACGCTTGATACCAATCTTAGGCAGCTTACCGCCAGCCTGTCCGATGGTGTCGCGAGCCTTTACGGGCAGAGGAGAATCAACAGCCACATAGTCGGCGGCTACGTAAGTGAGGTTCACGGTGTCAGCCTCCCACTTGTTGTCTGGAGAGAACACGCGGCGAAGAATGGTTGTGTCCTTGTGCAGGTAAGTCAGCTGGTTGCCACGCTTACTGTTAATCTTCTCGATCAGGGTCTTCAAGACCGGCATGAACGATAGCACATACTGAAGAAATAATGTCTGATTCATAATGTCTCAAAGTTTTAATCGTGGTCGAAACGGAGTGTGGGAACAGCAGCCTTGAA